CTTTTCTTCTTTGGTCAGCACCACTTTGATGGAAGCAGTAGCGGCAGCGGAGGTGTTGATAGAGTCAGTCATAGATTTCCTATTAAGTTAAGTTAACAGCAAGGGTTACTTGCCGAGTGCGAAGATGCACTCACGAGAGCAGGTTACGTTCTGTACGTGTGGCCTGCTCAAGTGGCTGCACCCTAGGGTACCTCAAGCGTAGGCTACTGTTACGGTGGGCCGTGTCCAGCATTAAGCATCATTGCTTCTGCACCTACACCTGCTAGGAGTGTTGTCACCGTCGTGACCAGCTACACGCTAAGGCTAGCTTTGCCTTATTGTGATTCTTTAAAGCGGTGAGTATGGCCCGTTACTGGTTTGCCAAGGTCACCAATAACAGTAACGTAGGCAGGCCATGTGAACGTGGGTGTGTGCACAGCTTCTTCGTATTTGACTACTGTGTACTCTTTACCTTCGGTTAGTTGGTACATGTACGAACCAGTAGCCACAACTTTTTGACCAACAACAAACTTAGCCACGATGCAGCATACTGTGCAATCGCACTACACGCACCGGATTAAACTCGTTGTACAACACCCACACATCAGCCGATGCTACGTAGTGTGGGCGACCCTTGGAAAACACTAGACCACCCTCTTCGATTGCAGCCAAGGCTTGATCGTGTGAGTCAAACTTGTAGGGGTACGGTGAGCCCTCTTTTTTCGTAGCAACACTGCCCTCTTGCAGGTTCTCCACAAAGATTGTGGTATCGTCGCCGTTAGCGTAGGTCACAACAGCCAGCGGGTACCAGTAGTCAACACTGTGGGGTTGCAGGCCACCAGCGATAGCTGCTGCCTTAGGTTCGGAGTACAAAGACAGTTCACTGGCATCTACTAAGTAGCCTCTATTGCGGTTATTGTCAAACAAAACCCGCACATACCCGCCAAGCCCTGTTACGGTGCCGACCCAGCCCTTGCCGTAGCACTTGTCACCTAACCAGTTAGTAACAACAACGCGGTCACCAATTTTAAAGCTCATGTCAATCTCCTTACATTACAAAATAATCACGATTGAAAGTGCCCCACTTGTCGGCATGTGGGCCGAAGAGTACACCCTCGTCAGTTGCATGGCACAGGATAGCACAGCAGTCTTGTTCCATGTCAACCAACATGTCAAACAACTCGTGGTCAAACTTTTCAGGCTCGTACATGGCGCTAACCACAAGCACCGGCTCGCCGCCGTATACATGGCGGGGCACAATGATTTGCTTAACCTGCCGCACTTCCATGAAGGTTGGCATAAGCAGACCAGCAAGGCGCTGACGTGAAGCCAACGTCTGTTTAGTCTGCGATGCAGGCATCAAAAACGTAGGGCACGCCAACCCTATATTTAACGTCACAAGTCTAGCGGCCATAGTAAGCATCCTTGGCAAACTCCCAGCATAGGACAGGGAAGATCCATAAAGGTAGGGTAATTGCCATTAAGGCAATAGTCATATTACGTTTGATTTTAGCGGCCATAGCGATTGTTCCCCATATTTCGAGTCACCCATTCACGGACATACGCCGCCAAGGCCGCAGGAGGGCTCAGGCGGGCTTGAACTGCCTCATCCAAGGCTACCCCCGCCTCAACCACTTTGCGGGGCGCAGAGAGGCGTTTTAGATCGTTTGCGATGCTCATGCACAGCCCCTAAAGGTAGAGACTACGACGAGCAGCACAAAAAGCACGAGCAAGAAGTAATCCTTTGTGCGCTGGTACCGCCAGCCGCCGCTCATTGCACTACCGGCAACTGCCGTTCCTCTGGAATGTACACGGTGTTTTCAGTCTCAAACACACCGAAATCACCGACACGGGTAATGGGCGTGGTTATCACCTGCTTACCGTTGAGGCGCTGGGCTGGGTGGGTTACCACCTCTACACTAACGCGCTCTCCGACAGCCGCCGTGGTATTCATAGCCAGCAAGGATGCTGCCTTGTAAACTGCTACTGGTTTTGCTTGCATAGATAACTCCTAATGCTAAGTGCAAAAGCGCACTCCAAGTGGCACACTAGACGATCACTCTAGGTGCCCTATGGGCTGGGCTCTGATTTACCTGTTCGACCTAACAAAGCAGGAGCGACCTGCTAAGGTAGTGCCATTGACCCTCTCCACGAGGATACATAATGACAGCCATGCTAACACGCTGTAAAGCGCACTCCTAGTCCCTGCTATGCAAGGCTAAGGAGAACGTTCTCAAGCGCTAGTTGTCAATTTAGTACGCTACCCGACAAACTAGCAAGACGCAGCGGATACGCTGACGGGTATCAATCGAGGTGGTAACTCACATTAGTAGTAAGAGCACACTAGAAAGCCCTACACGTAGGGCAATCTGGTAGGCTTTACCGTAAGGGCCAGTAGGCCCACTGAGGCACATCAAAGGCGTATTCCTCGTTACCTACAATGAGCTTAAACAAGGGCGTCACCCACTTGCTCTGCTACCTGTTCGGCAGTCATAACAGTGGCTGGCACCTTCTCAGGCTTAATACCAGCGATGGCCGCAACTTGCACTAATTGCGAATGATCGTGACCAGCAGCAGCGGCCTTCTTGAGCAACGACATCACAGCTTGCTGGAAGTCAAAAGCCTTGGCCGTAGCTTTGGCCTTGTCATCCGCAAAGTCAAACCAAGGCTTGGCCGTAGCAGCCTCGATGTCAGTCTTCTTGGACTTGTCATAAGCCAATGGCATTGCCTCCATTGTTTTCTTGTTTGTGTTCTTCGACACTTTGCCGAAAGAGAAAGCCCACTCAGCAAACGCTTGATGCTGCGTCTTGATGAGCGCATCGTACAGATTGTTCAAGGGCGTAACATCCCCGTGCTGTTCGATGTGTTGCAAGCAAACCAAGCCGAGAGCTTGAATGTCATCACGCACCTTAGCGTTAGACTTCTTGAGCGCGGCAATCTTCTTGTTCAATACTTTCAATTCCATGATTGTTCCTTGTAGAACTAGGAAAGCCCTAGCTGAAAGCACACCTAACGACCCGCCATCATAAGTGGGTACGATTATTCGGATTAGGTGCGCTTACAGATAGAGCTTTGTCTATCCTATACGTAGTTCGACCCTTAGCCTAGTGTATAACCATGTAACGCTTACAGATACAACTTTTAATCAAATACTGTAAGCCCTACTAGGTATTCTGTGCAAACCCCCACACATAAACCTTACGAGCATAGTGCAACTTTGCCTAGAATCAACTAGACGTAACTGTAACCTTTCAGCCACAGTGTGCGTTCAACCCGTAAGTGATGTGTATGTACACACAATCCACCCTACGTACATCCCTCGGGCATAGTGAGGCAACATGGCATTATCGGTTTAGCCACTATTACACCTACACATCAAAGCCGTCTTCACAGATAAGCATTATAGCACAACCCTAAGGCATACGCTACTCAACCAATCTGTGTGTAGTCATCACGACTACGTTAACTGCATTGTAGCACACTTTGCAATGTACCGCAACTAGTAGTTTTACCTTAGGACTTACTTAGGTCCAAACTCTTGCGAGTGATTGTATTGTAACATACAACCCTTAAACTATCAACTATCATTTATCTGTTAACTATACCCTAGAACGACTTGCATTCACTAGCATACGTCTGTTAACCGATAACTGCATTGTATCACAGTTTTAACCATCCTGTAAACACTCTAGCAAGTCTTGCTAGTAGCTCTTACAGCATGGCGCTATTTGCATTGTCTGCATTATAGCATACTAACTAACCTATCTGTCAACTAGTCTAGTCTATTCGCTTAGTCTGTAAGCTCTGTAGCTAACTTGCCTGCATTGTAGCACAGTCTATAAGCTCTAGTCTATAGGCTTACTAGCTAACAGTCTAGTCTATAAGCTCTTAGTCTACTAGCTCTAGGCCTTCCGGCTTTCAGAAGCTCTGCTTCAAGGCTTTCTAGTAGGCTTACTAGCAATAGATGCACGTTCGATAAGCTTAGTCCCTTTGGTTTGTAGCTGTAATATAGGTACCGTATCACGTTAAGCCTAATCTCGCCATGCATTGTAGCACATCCCAAAGCATTATCGGTAATACAGGGCGAAGCCATAAGCCATAAGCCATAAGCCATAAGAGTAAACAGATAGCCCACACGTACACCTTAAGCCTAGCCTACACAGTAACGCGCACGCATACGCACGCATTATGCGCCTGTGTACGCGCGTGCATAGCGCCTACGCATAGCGCCCACGTGTACGCGCGTACGTGCGCGAGTGCGAGGCCCCTAGGGGGGAACTGGGGTCGGGGAGAGTTGGAGGTGCCCCCACACAAATGGCTATCAAATTTAGCATTCTGTGTAGGAGCTTGCTCTTAGGCCTTACTCTGCTGCCATACGTTAGCAATAGTGTAAGACCCAATGCACAACGTCTGTAGTTGCACAAAGGCGCTCTGGTCGATCAGCTTAACGTACAAAGCTAGGGCCGAGAGGCCCATGCCAAGCACACTAAGGAGTAGCTTTCGGCTAGCAAACTTAGTGTAGTCCATGTTAGCTGTGTGCCCGGATAAGGATAGAGCCCATGGTAGCGCCAACGCCAGCAGTGCTGACACGCGCCCGGTAAAGGCTCCAGTCCTGACCCGAGTTGTTGGCAGTTACAGTAGAGCTTGCTACAGCGGTAACGGGGGCACCGACTGCCTGCCATGTGGCACCGTTATCGTCAGAGCCTTCCAACTGAATCTGCGGGGCAGTAGTCGTAATGGCACCCATTGCTACGGACAGCTTGACCTGATTGCCTACGTTCTGTGCTACCAGTGTAGGAGTAACAGAGTTAAGGGTGTTAGGTACAAGAGTGCGGTCAATGATTTGACGGAAATGGTCTTCATCTGTCTGCAACTGTACGCGGTTGATCGCACGGGTGAGGCTCGGTGTAGTACCACCAACGGTCTGCACGTAACGAACACGGTTACCTGTTGCAGGCATAGGTGGGCTACGGTAGCTACCTACTGCGGTAATTCGCGGGAAGTCGTATACACGCACCCAGTTAGTGCCATAGTCGTCACTTTCCTCAATACCCACATCCAGTGTTGGCAATGTACCAGACACAGCGGTAACGGGGATGTTGACGCTGTAGCTAGTGCCAGCAGTGGGCGTAATGGCCGCTGTGGTGGCAGAGGTGGTAATAGCTGCCGAGGCTACGTCGGTCACCACGTTAGGGGCTTGAGCTGCGACTTGACCAATGTTGTTGGTACCGGCGTTGATGCCAATGCCGGGTGAGTTAGCCACAAACACTTGGCGATAGTTGCTACCGGGAACAACAGACACACGGAGGTCAGTCGTACCAGCAGTGGTTGCGGTAGTCATAGTTACTCGGATGAACCGAGCAGCGATAGGGATAACGTACAAACCAGCGGCGTTGATAGTAAAAACTACAGCACCCGAGTTAACGTTTTCGCCGCTAATGGCTACAAAGTTGCCAGTCTCGTTGTTACTTTGGGTAACGGTAATCACACCAGAAGTGCCGATGCTAATCACATGAAGCGATAGGGCTGTGCCATCGGAGTCGTTGAGCACTTCACCGAAGTCAAGGTCAAACGTGTGGGTGTTAATCGGCACGACTACGGCGCTGTTATAGCGGTAAAGGCCGACTTCCTTATTGAACAAACTTGCCATTATTGTTTAGCCCACTCTCGCAGGCTTCTCTTGTCTATGTTGCATTTGGCTAGGTCACCCTTGGCCGCTAGGTAGGCAGATGCTAACTGTCCGTTAGTCTTAATCTCGCTTACAGTCTCCGTACAGTCGGCCAGCAGGTCAGCGGGCGGCAACTCTCGGACATATTTAATCGTGCTTGAACACCCCGGCAGAGCCACCAGAAGGGCCGCCAAGAGCATTTTGCACATCAGGTGGGACATCGGTATCACTCCAAGATTTATTCGCCTGTAGGGCCTCTGAAAGGCTCCGCTGGGCATGAGCCAATTTGCGGGCCTGTGAGGCGATTTGAGCCTGTCGGGCTACCAGCACCTTCCGGTCCTGTTTCTCGCGCTCCACGGCCCGTTCTACGGCGGCTGTGAGGGTTTTGTTCTGGTCTGCTAGGGCGGCTTGTCGCTGCCACAGGCCGTATGTGGTGCCACCGAGGGCTAACACTAGGGCCGCTAACACTAAGGTAACGTATCTCATATCACTACTCCGTGCTTAGCGAGGCGCTTAGCTTGACGCTTAAAGAACTTACCGTGGTTAACGGGTAGGCCCCGCTGATGTTGAAGCTGGTGTACCATTTCATGAGCAAGCGTGTTGATGATGTCAGCCCTAGTCTTACACCGAGAGTCGATGTGCAGGCCAGGGTCAACAGTGTCGTAGTCATAGTAGCCCATCACTGGGCCACCCATGTCTATACTCTTGCCGCATGTTAGCGGTACGCGCTTAAGCTCCCGGTCGAACAAGGCTGTATTGAGCCTTCCGTGCCAGTAGCTCAGGAGAGCCGGGGTTAGGTCTACGCGCTTGGACCCATGCACCCGTAGGTGTGTGGTTACCATGCGCCGAGTAGCTAACTTTAAAGTTTCCTGTGGCACAGCCGCTCTCCCATTCCCTGCGTTCATCACTTCTACGCTTAACAAGTCCGGGCAACTGCTGCCCACCGGCATAAGTCCAGCGGGCAAACTCTTTGCCAGCGCCCCAACAGTCAAACGCATTGATCTTCTTGAGCAGGGTGGACTTAGCAAAGCTAGTCTCACCGACATTAAACACAAAGCTAGTGAGCGCATCGAACTGGCGCTGAGTCACCGGAGTCTTTACTAGGCGACGCACAGCAGCTTCCGCATGCTTAGCGTCTTGTTTTAGCAACTCCGCGCATTCTTCGTCAGTCTTAACCTGTCCGAGCTTTGCTGTCTTTGTGTGCCCTGCACATACTGTGACAATGCCCACAGGGTCAACGTAGGCTACCCTACGCATGCCCTCATGGGCTACGATACCGGCAGCGCCTAGCGCACTGAGCGATAAGACTGCTGCCGCTAGACGTTGCTTAATCATTTCTTCTTGTCCTTATTCCGTCGATAGCCCTCGGGGCCATACGAGAAATCGCCTTGGCTCATGGTGGGCTGAGATTCTTCGCTAGGCTTTGGAGTCTCAGCAGGCATGGCCTTCTCTTCGCGGTCTTTGTTTACCTTCTTAAGGAAACCGCCAAAGTTGAAGATGTCAGCCATTACACGATGGAGTTAGTCACTGCGGTTGCGGTGAAGCTAGCTGCGAAGTTGTTGGAAATATCCTGCAAGCGATCAGTTGCAGCACCGGGCTGGGTGTACGCCACGTTGACAGCACCAGCAGTAAATGGTGCGCTAACGTCAAGGTGTACAAACGGGCCGTCAACAGTGACCTTGGTGACTGTACGCACCTGACCAGTAATGGCGAAGGCTGCGGGTGTCGGTACGTGGGTCTTGTCCAAGCCCTCACCATAGGTGAGGGTAAGGCGGGAGGTGTTGCTTGGGGTGATGGAGCGGGCCACAATCACGGGCACAACCACATCCAGCATAGCTGTCAACTGAGCCGAAGCAAAATCAAAGAAGTCCTTGAGGGGCTTGGCGTTGCTGGACTTGCCAGCGTTAGCAGCAATACCGGCGTTAACCTGTACAGCACTGATAGCCTTAGCCGCTTCAATACGAATGCGGGTGCCGTTAGACAGCAGGCCAGCAGAGGGGAGATCATTTACACGCATGGTAATCCTTATCTACGTCGCTTGAGCATACTAGAACCTCTAGCGACTGGGG